TAGTTTTACGTGATCGAGTATTAGTAACAGGTCAATCCACAGGAAGCGAAAATGGAATCTACTATGTAACCACAGTTGGTGCAGGATCAAACGGAACCTGGGAACGATCATTGGATGCTGATACCACTGGAGAAGTCAGTGCTGGTATGATCATTATGGTCACTGAAGGTACTACCTATGCTGATACACAATGGAAACTAACCACAGATGATCCAATAACAATTGGCTCAACATCGTTAACTTTTGTTCGCAATGGTAATGCGGCCTACGGAACAGTTGCAGTAAGCGGCGAAGATAGTATTGTTGCTGATGCCATAGGCGATACTTTAACTGTAGCCTCTGGTAACAATATCTCATTAACAACAAATGCAAGCACAGACACATTAACTGTTGCTGTGTCTGATACTATTACAACAACTGGTAATATTACAGGCGGAAATTTGCTAACAGGAAATGTTACAGTAGATGACTCGGGCATAACTGCAACGGGTAATATCCAAGCAGATATGTTAATAAACCGAGAACAAAGATTTACAACTTCAAATATGATGAAGTTCAATCAACTGTATACTGGTGCCGCCAGCGGCAGTTACTTTACTAATGGTGAATACCAAAAAGTTGTAACAATAACACCAAGTGGCGATAGTCAAAATTATCAAGTGGTTGGACGTATAACTGCTCAAAATGCTGGCGAAACACATACTGTGTATTTTAATGCGGCTTTAAGAAGTCAAACACTGCCAGATCTTGATTGGAGTATATTGTACACTGAAGAATACAACGGCAGTAGATACCTTGACCCACAACTATGGACAAAAGAAACCACAACTGCTGGATTTATTTTTGCGTTCAAGACACTTGCTACAATTTATGGAACAGTTACAGTAGATATTGACGTTATACCAAGAACCAGTGCATTGTTAACCAATGTGGTAGTTAACACCGTACAGGATAGCGAACAAGCATCAGTTGATGCAGGTTTTACTGCTAATGATATGACCTTGGTACAACGTTTGCAAAACACAAACATGACCGTGCCTGGAAACCTTACAGTTGACGGTACTATCACAGGTAATGTAACTGGTAATGTAACAGGTAATCTAACAGGAGAAGTAACAGGAAATGTAAGTGGAAGTGCAGCTACAGCAACCAGTGCTACAACAGCAGGTACAGTTACTTCAAATGCTCAACCTAATATCACAAGTGTTGGTACTCTAACAAGTATATCAGTAACAGGAAACGTCACAGGCGGCAACATTACAACTGCTGGGATTGGTACATTTGGTACTATGACCGATGGCACAGTATCATTTACCAGCGGTAACATATCTGGCGTTGACGAACTAAGAATTGATCAAAGTGGCACTGGTTTGCGTATGACAAATGTTGGTGCGTTTGATAATGATGGCAGTGACAACTTCCGTATTTTTGCTACCAATGATTTGAAAATTGCCGCTAATGGTGAAAACGGTACAGCTATTACTGTTGACGCAACAAATCAAGATGTTACAATCACAAACGATCTAATAGTAAGTGGTAACTTAACTGCTAGCGGAAACATAAACACTGACCCAACAGCAACCTCAGTTGGTACAAGTGCTACCTCTGTTGATACATTCAGCGCATCAACCTACAGAGGCGCAAAGTATTTGGTCACAGTAGCCAACAGCACAAACTTTGACATCATTGAAGCACTAGTAGTACACAATGGAACAACAGCAACTATAACAGTCTACGGCGAAGTATCCACTAACACATCTTTAGGCGATCTAACAACAGATATTAGCTCAGGAAATGTTAGATTACTTTACACAGGCGGCGCTACGGGCAACAGTGTAAAAGTTTTCGCTACATACATTACTTAACGGATACTGATAAATACATTATATAACCTATAAGGAGCTTGCTTAGAATGTATAAAATTGCACAAAAATTCCGCGCTACATACGAAGGTGAAGACGTTATCACTCGATTAGAATTCACCGGCGGAACAACAGAACGATCAACAGAATACGTTGCGAACAATGTGTTTAATAACTACCTTACAACTCAAGCAGTTGTGATTGGCAATGGCGATAGTGCAAACTTTAAAAATGGTAAGCTATTAGACAAGATTGCAAAACATAGAGGTGGCCTTCTAGCAAGTAACAAACTACAAACTTATGGTACTAATGAAACATGGCGTAATATTGAATGTGATTTTCTAGTAGCTATTAGTAATGAAAATGTTAAACCTATTGTTGATAGTGGATATTGCAAAACACACATTGTTTATAGCAATGCAGATATGGTATTAAAATATCCAGGCAAATTGTATTTAACACCACAAGATCCGCCATGGAACTCAGGTGCTATTGCCGCATACCTAGCCGCATTTGATGGACACAGTAAAGTGTTCTTACTAGGCATGGAAACAAATTCTAAAGAACGACCATTTTGGATTAAGAGTGCTCAAATAGTATTTGAAACTTATCCAGATACAGACTTTGTTTATATTACTGAAGAGGAAGATGGAGAATTTCCAAAAGAATGGGAATCACTAAGCAATCTTCGTCACATCAGTGTTTGGGACTTCATTAAGGAAGCTGACATCGGATAACTTCTGAACAGTTTCTAGTTTCTCAACTATACGATCAAACTTAAAACTACGCGATACCCCCGGATGTAATGGACGGGGGTATTTGTGTAAGTATACCCAGCAATAGCCGTCGTGTTCTTCGTTGAGCGTTGGAAGGAACTCTTGCTCTACTGTAACTAGATATGTGTAAAAGGTAAACTTTTTGTTGTCGCTGATAAAAGTTTCTAAAGGCACAATCTTCTTGATATCAATATTACCGATCTCTTCAACGATTTCTCTCTGAAGCCCTGTGACTGTGCTTTCTTGATTTTCAACTTTGCCGCCGGCAATACCCCAAGTATTACCGTACTTGCCCTCATCACTACGAAGTAAAAACAGATAGCGTTTGGTATCAATAGCGTAGATAACACATCCTGTTGCTACTAGATTACTATTCGCCACTCGCCTTCTCGATACAGACCTTCTACGCTTTTTGTCCATGTTTTTTCATGCCACTTATATTGTATGTTTGTATTTAAGTTTGTAACATACTCTGCGTCATTTTCTGTACTGGCATCGAATATAACACGCCAGCGTCCATCTCCTGGAGTGTATTCAATAATATCGTTAGCTCCTGCAATAAAGTTGCGGTTTTGTCCACCACCCCAAACGTCTGCACTTTCGGCATTATTTGCACTACCGATGCGACCTAGTGTAAGATAACGTACAGGCAATCCTTGCCTGGCAGCAGGTCTATTTTGCCCGGGTGCATAAGTATCATTTTCATCATACATTAGATTAATAATATTTTCATTGTAAGGATCGATTATACCATCAATACCACCTTCGATAGTATTTCCAGGAAAAGTGTCAACGTCTTTATCTGTTATTAATAACTGAGTAACGTCTTGTGGATTATAACTAACATATAGCGTTGATTCATAAGTGCGTCCGATGTTGGTCAAACGAATCTCGGAAACTCCTGGATTAAGCTCACCATAATGATCTAACAATGATTGCCAATTCATTTTGTTTTTAAGGTCATCACCTAGTACTAGTTCGCCGTTTTCTTCTGCAACCGCTTCGTTACGAACAAGCGTAAGAGTATTTCCTGAGTAGATAATGCTATAACCATATGGCTCAACAATGCGTCTTGACAGATATGTTGTGTCGTCGATAATATCTGGTGATAGGTTTCCTTCGGCATCATATACACTTGCAATAGCTTTTTGAATAACACCTAAACGTTTGATATGAGCTGGCGGGCTGATCCAAATAGGTAATTCAAAACTCAAAGTGCTAACACTAATATCATTATTGCCACCAACAGGAACTGTTCTGCTATCCCAACGTGTTGAAGTTAATAGAACTGTGCTTAGGCTGGTCCAATCAATATAGTTGTCAGTACTTTGTATTTCTAAACTAGGATTAAACAGTGTAGCAATTTGTTCGATTATTTGAAGTTTTTGTTCTGTACTGCTAGTCCATATGTCTAGACTAAGTGTTAGTAAATATGGCACAGGCATATGACGTTCTACTGTGAAACTATCAAATTTTGATTCATCATATGTACCTGTTTCGTGATCTAGTCTATGTGAACGCAAATTCATTTTGCTTACATGATAAGGTTCTTGCATTCGACGTCGATCATATTGTAAATCTAAGATATACACACTCATTGCGGGAACAGATGTTAAACTGTTCTCGCTGTTGTTGCGAATAATTTGTGCGGCTTGTCTACTAGGATCACCATACATAACAGGAACACGCTGTATTGCTGTAGGACCAGTAGCGTTTTCACTGCCAAATTCTACATAAAAGTTACTGACCATACGAATGAACTGCTGAACAAATCTACGGATCTGTCCGTCATAGAAAAAGTTTTGATGTAATGTATCAGCCATTATTATCAGCCTTAGGAGTAAATGCTTTGCTTAGACTCTGTCTTGTAGGTAGTGTATTAGTAGAGTCTTCTGGATCAATATATGTACTATTATCACGTCTAAAGTTACTACGTTGTGTAGTGTTACTGTCTGTATTAGGTGTAAGTCCTGTTCGTTGTTTGTCCACTTGTTTAACCCATCTTGTACCATCGTATTTAAACAATCTATTAGGTAAGAAATCTATTCTTAAGAATAGGTCATTTACTGCTGGCCCGCTCGGGAACGCAATACCACTTCCAATATTGTTACCAAACACATCACCGGTTAAGTAACCAGTTAGTCTGATATCTTCGTTTTGTGATTCTGCGTCATTATTAGATGCACTAATATTTTCATCGTCAGCGGAAAATTGTGTATCATCTGCACTTGGTTCATCTTCTGGTTGTATTTCCAACTCTTTAAGCTCAAACAAGTGTTCAACATCATAACCACTCTTAGGCACTTCTGCTTCTGCTTGAGCAATTACAGCATCATTAATAGCGATAGTTTTGTCATAGGTACTTAGAACCTGTGCAATAGTTGTACTACTGTCTTCACTAATAGTAATTTTGTCAATGATGTCTTTGTATTCTTGTGCGTCAACTAATGGTTCAAATTTAACACGCCATAAATGAGGCCACCAACTTGGACTAAAACCTTCACTAGCAAAACTTGCATCTCCTGCAACATAATAGCGTTTTAGTGCGGCAGGAACATCTTCATCTAAACTATGAAAATCTTTTAAGTGAGGAAGTTCGATAACATCACCAGATACGATACGTCTGCCCATAGTTTTAACCATATCATTTAAATGAAATGTCATAATGATAGTGCCAGAACTTAGAAATATGCCAAACTGTGTTAGGTCAAAATCACTGTCACCGCGAGTGTAATGCCCACGTAGTTCGTATACAGAGTCGTCATACTTGCGATCTCTATTTTCTACCCAAAGTAAATCTTGAATATTCTGTTCGCTTTGGTTTAGGTATTGTGGCTGTGTTGCATCACCTTTGTCGCCTTGGTCTTTAGTGCCAATGTACTTGTGTAGATGTACACCAGTTCCGCCGACCGTAAACATTTCACGGATTCTTCCGTCCATGAACTTATAATCATTGGTGTGAGCACCATCTCTCCACAGGCTTAATCTAGGCATATTGTGCTACTTTCCTCGCTTTAGTGTTATTTATCGTAAGTCTTGCCCTGCTAAGTTATTGATTTTACACCAGAAATTTTTTCGGTTGACATACACTACCAATATGCTATAATAGTAACATGATTAAATATTGCTATCTGAGGAGATGATATGGCAGTAAAAGCAAAAACAAAATCGATTACAGCACCGAAACGCAAGACAAAACGTTCTGCTCCTAAGATTCGAAGAGGAGCTAAACTTGCTGAGCCAATTTGGGAAGGTGCGGCAGAATGGTCTGGTGAAGAGTTTCACCGTTTTCGTCGACGTGCAATTGACTTTTATTACCAAGAGTTCAAACCAGCAGATCTGATCCCGTACTTGTGGGAATGGATGAAGGCTAACGAATATACTGCTCGTGATATCAAAGCGGCAAAAGCGGCTCCTAATCATGGTGTGCCTGCTGTGGCGTGTAGCATTGCTCGTTGTTTAACTAATGGTATGCCCAATGTACATCCTGCTTGGAACACATACTGGGAAAGCCTTGACGGAACCTCAGGTACTCCAAGCGCCGCTAGTGATTATGTTCGAGAAGCTATTGCAAAGCTGATTAGTATTGGCGAGCCTCAGATTGCGGCTAAAGAAGCTGAAGAAGAACGTCAGGCTAAATTGAGCAAACAGATATACAAGCCTACTATTCAAGATCGTCTTGATGAAAAAGTGGATGAGATCTTAGGTGAGCTCGAAGGTCGTTATGATGCAGTAATCTTAAACGACAAAAAAGCCGCACCAGATGCATATAATCTGTTCAAAGCTGAAAAGCTACCTCAGGCACGTATTAGTCAAGTTGTAGAGTTTGCAACTCTACGCAAACAGCAACTAGCCGAAGAACAAGCCGCAGTAAAAGCAGGCGACGAACAAGCTAAAGAAGGTTATGCACACATGAAGCCGTCGGACTGGAAACGTCATATTGCTTGGTGGGACGTTCTTTTGCAAGAATGTGATGCATTTGCTCAACTCAAAAAGACTACACGTAAAGCAAGGATCAAAAAAAGCCCAAGCAAAGACAAGATGGTAGCGAAACTCAAGTTTAAGAAAGAAGATACTGATCTCAAGTTGGTTAGTGTCAATCCAACGGATATTGTCGGAGCCAACGAGCTTTGGGTTTACAATACCAAGACTCGCAAGTTGGGCAAGTATGTAGCCCTAAACGTTGATCCTAAAGGATTGGATCGTTCAGGTACTGGACTGACAGTTAAAGGCACAACTATAACGGGCTTCAAAGAGGACGAGAGTGTGCAAAAGACACTACGTAAACCTGCAGAGCAACTGTCTACATTCAACAAGAGTGGTAAAATTCAGCTACGCAAGTTTATGGACAGTATTCGCACTACAGAAACCAAACTTAACGGAAGGATCAACGCAGAGACGATGCTACTCAAAGTTCAGTAAGCCAACAATCCTGATAAATAGATAGTAAAGCAACTAGGATATAACATATGGCTACATTAAAAACTGGACTTAATGCAGACGGTACACTGATTGCAGATTCTTTATATGATCCTGTAACAAATACCGGAGCAGGAGAGATCGCATTTGATAGTAGTTCTCTACCAACAGCCAATGCTAAGAAGCACGAGATCGAAGACTACATACGTCTAAGATTGGGTGATGGAATGGTAGACGTTGAACTGGACAAAGAGCATTATGATCTTTCAGTTAACCAAGCCATAACAAAATACAGACAGCGTAGCTCAAACAGTGTTGAACAAAGCTATGCGTTTCTAAAACTAACAGCAGAGACCAGCGAGTACATCTTACCTAATGAGATTATGCAGGTGCGTCAGATCTATAGACGTGGTATTGGCAGTGTCACAGGTAATACAGCTACACAGTTTGAACCATTCTCAGCAGGTTACTTAAACACATACATGCTGGTTGCAGGTCGTGTTGGTGGTCTATTGAGCTTTGAACTATATTCACAGTACCAAGAACTAGCAATGACCATGTTTGGTGGTTACATGCAGTTCAACTGGAACAATGCTACCAAGAAGTTGACCATTACCCGTAAGATTCCTGCAGGCGAAGAGGTAGTTGGTCTATTAATTGACAACTATAAGCCAGACATTATGATTCTAAACGATCATATGGCTTTTCCTTGGATCCAAGAGTATGCATATGGTTTTGCTAAACGTATCCTAGGCGAAGCACGTAGCAAGTTTGCTAGTATTGCAGGTCCAGCTGGCGGCACCGCACTAAACGGTCCAGCTCTTATTGCTGAAGCTCAACAGGAAATGCTGGATCTAGAACAGCAACTTAAAGATTATATCGACGGCGGAATGCCATTGACTTGGGTAACAGGCTAATGAGAGCATTTGATTTCTTACCAGAAGAAAATGAGCTAGATGAACACGAACTAGTATGGGCTAAAACTAAAAAAGGGCCTACTATGAAATGGCGTTGTACTACAGGTGCTCGCAAAGGGCGTGTAGTGCCTGCAGTTATTGATTGCAGTCAGCCTATCGATGTTGCACAAAGAGCTCGTATGAAAGTTACTCGTGCTAGAACTAAGATTAAACAAGCACGTAAAGCCAAAAAGACCAAACGTGTAAATCCAACAAGCCGTTTGGTAAGAATGCTCAACAAAATCAAAAAGCGTTAACTTGACACTGTATCGGACTCATGCTATAATTAAAAGCATAAGGAGATCTCGATGATTATCGGTATATGCGGATTAATTAGCAGTGGTAAAGGAACGGTTGCAGACTATCTTGTGCAAGAACACGGCTTTGTTAAATTAAGTTTTGCTGATAAACTCAAAGATGCTGTCGCAGTTATGTTTGACTGGGATCGAGAAATGCTAGAAGGCGTAACCAATGAAAGCAGAGAATGGCGAGAACAAGCAGATGAATTCTGGACACAGGAAACTGGCAAAACAATTACTCCGCGTCTTGTCCTTCAATTGTTTGGTACTGATTGTATGCGTCGTGGTTTTTACAATGGTGTATGGGTAAGTCTTGCAAAGCAACGCATACTAACTAATCCTAATACTAACTTTATTATCCCAGACGCAAGATTTCAAAACGAACTACAGATGATTCGTGAAGTAGGTGGACAGGTTTGGCAGGTTCAACGAGGACCAAAGCCAGATTGGTGGGGTACTGCATGCGGTATTAATCAAGCAAGTGAAGTAACTGAATTTCATTCAATGAAAGTAGTGTTTCCTGAAGTACACGAAAGCGAATGGCGCTGGGTTATGCACGATTCTTACTTTGATGCGGTAATTGACAACAACGGCACACTAGATGAACTTCAAAAACAAGTTAAAAGTCTCCTACTTGAGGACTTGCCTTCCACTTAGCTTTGTTTTCATATAGGTCTATCTTACAGTTAGCACAGACCGTTTTGAGATTGAACGAGTTTACATTAGATAGATCACCGTCTACATGAAGTACAAACATTTGTTTGTTTGTTCTTGCTTTGAATCCACAACGATCACAGATAGCTTTTTTCTTATATCCCATTCTAAACCATAGCGGAGCAACAGGCTTTATACGTTTGTTGCGACGATTGCAAGCATCGCAAATCTTTCTATAATAAGTGCGTCCGTTCTTGTGGCAGTTAATTGCTACAGGGCGTTCTTGGCATATTGGGCATAATTTACGTTCCATTATGCATGTATTTATAGGCAAACCTTAATTAAGGGCGCACTAAAGCACCATATTTTTCCAAAGAAAAATAAATACATGTAAGTTAGAAAGTATTAATGACTTGTACTTTTTGAAATTACTTATACAAAAGGAAAGAAAAAGATGGCTTTGATTTCACCAGGTTTAGAGTTAACCGTAACCGACGAAAGCGCATACGTACCGGGCGCAGTTGGAACAGTACCTCTAGTATTCCTAACAACAGAACAAGATAAAACAGCAAACGGTTCGCTTGCTACCGGTACAACTAAAGATAACGCTGCCGCGTTGCAAGTATTCACTTCACAACGTGAAGTTATCTCTTCGCTTGGTTCACCTATCTTTAAACAATCCGCAAGTGGCACACCAATTCACGGTAGTCCATTAAATGAATATGGTCTAATGGCTATGTATAGTACAATGGGTGTTATTAACCGTTGCTATGCAGTACGTGCAGATGTAAACCTAAAAGAACTAGAAGCAACAAGTGTTCGTCCAAAAGGAGATCCCGACAATGGTACAAACTGGTTAGATCTAGGTCTAACAGAATGGGGCATCTACGCATGGGATAGCGCAGAAAACAGCTTCACAAAGAAAACACCAATTATTATCGATACTGAAGAAGAAATTAATCCTTCAACATTAAACACTGGTGGACTTTATCCTGCAACTGGCATTGGTAAGGCAGGCGATTATGCAGTTGTCACTTATTATAATACAGGAATTCCGTTAAACAGAGTATATGTTAAAGATACTAGTGGACGTTGGCGTAGAGTAGGTGCAGACGAATGGTTATCTAGTATTCCAACAATTAGTTCAACAGTTGCTAACCCTGCACTAACAAGCGGTCATGCAATCGATATCAATGGCATCACAGTTACACTAACCGGTACAACAATTCAAGAATTAGAAGACGCATTTAATGCTGCCGCTGGTCTAACTGGTTTAACAGTAGAAATAACCACTGGCTACATTCACTTTAAAGGCGACTCAACTGCTACTACACCAGGCGGCGCCACAGGTCAAATTGAAATTGCTAATAACGGCGCAGGTACAATCCTAGACGACCTTGGCATCACAGCAGGTACATACAACATTCCAGAATACTATCATGGTACATATGTTGATGTTCCAAGTTGGAGAGCTAGCGATACCGAACCTCGCCCAACAGGTAGTATTTGGATTAAAACTTCTGCACTAGGCGATGGTATGAACCTACAACTTAAAGAATATGTAGCAGATACAGGTAGCTTTGTTTCACAAACAGTAACAGTTGCTAAAGATCTTGCTGCCGTAAACTTTGCATTAGATCCTATTGCAAACGGCTTTAGCATTCCATTCGGAGCCAAGGCGGCTGTCTATAGCGTAGCTCCAGATAATGGATTACGTCTATTTAGAAGATTTAATCAAGGTAAGATGGACCGAACTGCAACTCCAACAGGTCTAGCAGGTGGCGGTCAATTCACAGTTGGTGTAAGCCGCAGTGGTTTTGAAGAATTGTTCTACTACACAATGACTTATGGTGTAACAGTTACAGACGCCAATGCATGGGCACAACAGTTTAACTTCTATGCGATTCCAGAAGTAAGCTGTAAAGCAAACTCAGACGGCACTATTACATTAACTCACGACACAGGCGGTATTATTACACTTAAAGATGTGACAGGTACAATGGTTACTGGTGCTGGTTTTGTTGGCACAGCTATTGGTAATACTGATGCTACAGGTACTATCACTTTAAGTAACTGGACTGCTTTAGAATACGAATCAAAGTTTGAAACACCATATAAAGAGCCAGCAGATAACACACATTGGTACTATGGTGATCCAACAGTAGTTGACATTATGATTAATGACAATGGTTGGAAAGGTTACAAGACACTAGCAAACGATGCTCGCGGTTACAACCTAACAGCTACAGATGCAAACGGTGTTATTGTTACAGCAAGTAAGCCTACTTCACAAACAGGTGGCGGCGCTCTTGTAGCTGGCGATCTTTGGTTAGATACAAGCGATCTAATCAACTATCCAAAACTATATCGCTATACACAAGCAGGCGAATGGTCAGCTATTGATGCAAGAGATAGATTCAGTCAGAATGGTATTACATTTGCTGATGCACGTTGGGATACAAACGGTCAAACAGATATTATTGCCGCTAACTATCCAACCATTAAAGACTTACTATCAAGCAATTACTTAGACTTAGATGCTCCAAATTACAAGCTATTCCCAAGAGGTATGCTACTTTGGAACACACGTAGAAGCGGTTTCAACGTTAAGAAGTTTGTAAACAACTACTTCAACGATGATAGCTTCCCAAATTCATCTCTACCTACTATTAAGGATGCATGGGTTAGTGTTTCAGGTCTTAAAGATGATCAATCACCTTACATGGGTGGACAGGCACAGCGTAACATGGTTGTTAAAGCAATGAAGGCAGCGATTGATGCTAACATTGAAATTCGCGAAGAGCAGTTTAAGTACAACCTAATTACTGCACCTGGTTATCCAGAAGTGATTCCAAA